CGTAGCGCCCAAATTACTACGCGCAGAACCCGCCGTAGTCGCGCCCGTACCGCCGTTAGCAAGAGCGAGCGTACCTGCAAGGGTAATCGTTCCCGTCGAAGTAATCGGCCCACCAGAAGTCGTCAGACCAGTCGTACCGCCTGAAACATCAACGCTAGTGACAGAACCGGGCCCCGGGGCACCTGTTGGACCTGTCGGAATAGTGAAGTTGAAAACCGCAGCCGACGTGGTTCCAGAATTAGTTACAGAGGCAGGTGAGCCTGAAGGACCCGTTGTGGTTGTTCCAACGGCGATTGTGGCAGCAGAACCGGTCGGACCTGTCGGACCCGTAGGACCAGCCGGGCCGGTAGGACCAGTCGGCCCCGCTACTGTGGAGGCCGGTCCCGTGGGGCCAGTCGGACCAATTGGACCAGTTGGGCCAGTAGGACCAGTCGGGATGGTGAAGTTGAAGACCGCAGCCGCAGTAGTGCCTGAGTTCGTGACCGAAGCCGAACCGCCAGCCGGACTAGTGGTCGTGGTACCTACCGTGAGTGTAGCGGCAGAGCCAGTCGGTCCAGTAGGACCTGCTGGACCAGTGGGGCCCGGAGGACCCGGTACTGTAGAAGCCGCACCTGTCGGACCTGTAGGACCAAGTGGACCAGTCGGACCAGTCGGACCAGTCGGACCAGTCGGCCCCGTAGGACCGGTCGGAATCGTGAAGTTAAATGTTGCTGCGGACGAAGTGCCTGAATTCGTAACTGACGCTGAACCACCAGCCGGGCTCGTAGTTGTCGTACCTACAGCAATGGTCGCTGCCGTACCAGTTGGGCCTGTCGCACCAGTCGGACCAGTCGGGCCTGTCGCACCAGTCGGACCAATCGGACCAGTGGGACCTGTAGGCCCAGTCGGACCCGTAGGACCGATCAAGTTAGTGGCATTGACGATATCCGTGCCGTTACAGACAAGAATGGTCTTAACGCCATTCGCTACAGATACACCAGTCTGGCCCGTGACCTTGACCGTGACCGCAAAGCCGCCCGTGGTGTTATTGAAAATGAAGTACAGTTTCTTGTTGTTTGGCACCTCAACCACGCGAGCGGCGGTCAAAGCCCCAGTCAACTCAATGTACATATTACGGGCGACACCGGTCGCACCGTTCGGGATGGTGATAGTCGTATCAGTGCCAGTAGATACGGCCTGAGTGACGTAACCTGAGATGGCCTGCTCAATGAGCGTGCCGAGGTTCGTGTTTGTGGTGTTACCCCACGTACCGGCCTGATCGCCTGTGCCGATAAGCTCAAGGGCCAAATTAGTTGAATATGTACTAGCCATCTTTAATTACCTCACGCGGCGATTTGTGTCCAGTTCGCATTCTGGTTAGTGTTAATTAATCCCCATACATTTACTGCGGGTGACTGCGAACCGACAGAACCTGTCGCAGAAACTCCCGTAACCGGGTACGTAACTTCAACTGCTACTGTACCAATTTGACCTGTCCCAGACACCCCTGTAACAAGGTATATAGAGTTTTGAACCGCATCGCCAAGTTCAGCAGTACCTGCAACACCTGTAACAGCCAAAATCTGATCTGTTACGAACGATAGCGTCCCGGTCTCTCCAGTTGCCTCAAGTCCGGTTACAGCCAGAACCTGATCAGTAAAGACGGCTACATCGCCTAGTTGTCCTGTCGCCGCAAGCCCTGTTACAACTTGAGTGTGCCCGGAAATAACAAAGACAGTACCAAGCGCACTAGTTCCGACAAGTCCCGTAACCGACAAAATCTGGTCAGTGACAAACGATACCGTACCAATCTGCCCAGACGCAGAAACGCCCGTAACCGGCACAATAAGTTCAAGGAAGATCGTTACATCGCCAGTCTCACCTGTTCCTACAACACCATCTTCAATAACAATGGCATCAGCAACGACAACTTCATCACTCAGGATTGCTTGAGCTTCAATGCCGTTTGCAAGTACAACAGTCTCAGCTATGACAACAACTGAACCAAGTTCAGCGTTAGCCTCAACTCCAGTAACTTCAAAAGCTACATTTATGTCAAACGAAACTGTTCCTACCTCACCTGTTCCAGTGAAGCGGTAATAGGTTTCGCCCCAGCCTTCTTCGCCCCAGCCACTTGTTGATGAACCAAAGCCGCCAAGGACAATGGTTACATCAGTGACTGATCCCCAGCCTAGCTCACCCCAGCCACGTAAACCCCAACCAACCGGGTCTGGCACGGGATTTACCTACTTAGGCGATGCGAAGAATTGCAGTCGAAGCAGCGGCGGCAGGGAACTGGATGGTGAAGTTACCAGCCGTGGAGGTCTTGTCACCGCCAAAAGCCAGAACCGCAACAGCCTTGTTACCTTGCGTGGCGTTGTAAATCAACGCACCGTTCGCCGTGATCGTCGCGCTCGGGAAGGTCAAATCATCAAAGTCGATGAAAGACGTTGTGCCCGATGAAGTCGGAGCCTGCGAGATCGTCAGCGTCAAGCCGCCAGCCGGATAGTTCGTGCCAGACGAGGAAACCTCATCCGTCGTGCTATACGCCGTTGTAGCAGCACCCAACGTGGCCGAAGAAGTGAACAACGCGAGTTTGAACACATCCGCAGCAGCCGAAGCGCGAACGACACCTGAACCAAAATTGTGTACGCCCTCAAGGATTTGAACCTTGAAGCTCGTCGCCATTGCCTGAGTAATAGCCATTATAGGTCTCCAATTAAATGTGCAATTTCCGAATAACCCTGTTTATCTAACTTCTTGCATATTTCCTTACGCTCAGCCTGTTGTGCTTCACTAAGGTATTTAACAAGCCAATAATGCAGGGCTTCTTTCGTATCAACGCTGAGAATACGGTTGGCCGCACGCTCTGCGATCTCATCTACAGTATGCCCGCGATGATCCGTGGTCTGTACAAAGACATCACCAATTTCTGTATTTCCGCTAAACATCAAGTCACCGGAATCCTAACTTGCCCAGAACGATACGCATCCTGACGATCCAAACCATCGCCAAGACGTTTGAGAAGTCCTAACGACTCCTGATATTTATTTTCGTAATACTGCATCAAATCCGGATCACCTTTGAGATACGTGTAGCCCTCACGGATACAGCCGTAAAGAAGTACCGTCTCAAAGTTATCGCTTAACCACGTATTACCTACGTTCACAATAGACGCCGGGTAATAGTAGTAATGCAGTTCAGCCGTATATGCCTGATCGGGAGTCGGTCCAAGGATCATGGTGTTGTCGTCCCAGATCGCGTAGTACTTGGGTTTCCCGTAACTATTGGGCGGCGGATACGCAGCGCGGATGTAGTTCACATCCTTGTTCAGCAAGTACTCGTACTCACCCGTGATCGGATCAATCACGGCCAGCGAAAACGTCGAGAGCCAGTCAGAAGGCAACTGAAAGTACGGGAAAGTATTCGTCATCGTTCCCGTGACGTTCTTACGGATGGCCGGGATTTGAACGGAGTTGTAAATCCGCTCTTCAGCTAACTGCACAAAAGTCGGGATATTAGCCACGAAGCTCTGCTCCGTAGACTCACAGTAATCCTGAATCAGTGTAGAAAGCTGCGTGTAATTCACGGAGACCAGCCCGACCGATACTTAGCGTTGTTCTCAAGGTTGATCTGCGACACGAACTTCTTACCCTTCGTCGCAGCACCAGCACCCTTCATATCCATGTGGGTGACGCCCTTGTTTACGTCCTTCTCCGGGTAGCCATTACGCCCCGTCGAGTCGGTGTTCGGTCTGATCTTGCCGGGATTTAATTCTTTCATGGCACTTACCTCGGGCCAGAGGACTTACGGACGGGGCTGCGCTGATTCATGACCTTAGCCATGCCGCGACCGTACTTCTTCATGTCGCTGTTGGTCTTGCCACCAGCACGCATACCGTGAGCTTTACTCGCCGGAAGCGAAGCGTGTTTCTTCAACGCTTTCATTGCATCACCGTTCTTCATCTCAGTCTCCTAGGTCGTAACGACCGTCACCGTTCCTACTTCACCGAACGGCGCTAAATCATTAGGCGTCAGTCCGGCATCATCCGCTCTGGCCCCGCCCACGGGTGCCCAGCCCCATTGTATCTGACGGCTACCATTGGCACCGTCATTACCGACCGCAAAGTAACTCGTGTCCGGTCTCGGGTTCCGTAGAGCCTGCGGGTCATCCACAGGATACAGACCAAGAGACAACTGGGGTTGGTCAGGCTCCCAGCACTCCGGACAGACCAAGATATTCACGTTCTTGGTCTTGATCACAATCGACTTCAACTGGCGCAGTTTGTACTGAAACCCGCACCGGTCGCACATCGCAATCGCGTGTTTGCCACTTGCGAACCTGTTTGGCATTAGTAGCCACCCAAGAAGCTCTCACGCGGGACAAACCGCACCGCCGCCTTTTCTCGGTCCTCACCCGCCGCCAAGTCCCAAGCCTCGTCGTACTGGGCTTTCAGAACTTGCGTGCGAGCTTCCGCGCCGGGAATTTTCATCGACAGCATATAGGCCAGACCCGCCACCATGCAGGGCAAAAACCGGAACGGGATATCCTGTCCGTTCACGCCCGTACCGGGGTCAAACATCCGACGAAGACGGGTGTAATACAGAATCCAAGTTGTGCTGTTGTCGGGCTTCGGCCACACCGTAAACTGCGGGTAGACAATGACGTTATCCGCACCCGTGGCTCCCGTACGTCGATTGATCCAAATCTGAATCGGGCGACCCGTCGCATTCTTGTTCG